TGTCATGATCCAATCGCGCACCGCTTTGACCTTCTTGAGATCTTTGTTGCGGCTCAGCGCATCCTTGACACAGAACACAGCGAACTCTTTCTGTGGCAAGCGCATCAAATACTTGATGATGTTGTGTGCGTTCTTATCTGTCATACGGAACGCAAGGTTTGCCGTGATTGCGTAGGCAACGGCTGGATCTTCCGCGATATCGGACCCCATGGGATCTGAGATCAATGCGTCAATGTCAGGGCACGTTTCATGGATCTTCAAGAACCCATTAAAATCTGCAGCGGCTGCGCGACCAACCTGTCCAGCGATAGCTTCAAGCTGGCACACAGGATCAAGACCCCATAACAAGATCGAACCAACACGCTCCCATGAACGCGGTGACGGGCAAGCGTTGGCATCCCTGTCGAACTTGTGCAGGTACTCAGGGCGAAAGCGCAGGAAAGAGTTGACGCGAAAGTCAACGCCCACAGAGTTGAAGTATGCCAGCGTGTCATCAAGATCCGCTTCGATCTCCAAGAACATCATGCGATCTTTCAAGTGGGAAGGCATCTGATTTGTGCCAGCGCGGTCCGACATGCGGTTACCAGCGGCAACCACAACCCAGCCATCAGGCAAGTGATGCGGCCCTACACGGCGCTCGTTTGTGATCTGCGCTGCAATGTTCTGACACGCCACGATAGCTTGCGGTAGCTCATCCAAAAAGATGACACCATAGCCATCTGTCGGCATCCAGTCTGGACGCATCCGCACCATATGGCTGCGATCCTCTGAAGGGATTGTCCAACCCGCAATTTCTGTCGGGTCATACTGCGCCAGCGAGACAATGCGGCACTCCATCGGAACCCCGCGTTTCTCTGACACACTGGCAGTTGCTTCTTTGACCATGGTTGTCTTACCAAGGCCAGCGCCGCCAATCAACATTGGCACGATGTATTGAGCATCACGCCCATCGGACAGATCCATGTTGAAGTTGATTGAACTCTCAACGATGGTTTGTGCTTGTGATAGTTTCATTGGTTGTCTCCTCAGACTTTACAAAAATTTGAATAGTGTGACGCTTAGGCGGGTACACACTTCTAGTCAGGATCTTTTGATCAATCCCCTCGCGGGTTTCAGCTTCCGCATATCTGCGATAGTTGGTGCCCCACTCTTCCCAAACTGCCCAGTACATCAAAGCGCCATCATCACGATGACCATGAGAACCATGGCAGCGGTAAAGGCCATCCCAGACAGGAAGGCCTCTACAAATATCAGGCGTTTCTCACGCCGTGAGATGCGACTGTTCATGAATATTGCTCCTCTGCAATTTCGTCGAACAAGCAATAAAACTTGTCAACATCCCAGTTGTTTGGAGCCAATTCCATGAAGGCATCGGCATCAATAAAGCTCCAGTTGATTGACCCGTCAGGGTTCAAGTTCTCTGCCATAGCAACAGCCTTCGCCATTGCAGCGGTCACGGTTTCATAGCTAATCATGGTTGATGCTTGCCTTTCCATTTGCCGTTGAAAATCAATCTCACTCTCTGTCATATCACCCCTCGATCCGACCATATTCCCGACAGGGCGCATCCCCGTCATGTACAATTTCAATCAATTTGAATTGCTCACCCTTGGACTCCATCGCGCCCAAGAACATTGACATGTGGCAATCCCCTTCAAGGTAGAGGGTTGGCACAAACAATTCAGTGACCCGCGCAAAGCTGTAATGCGCGAAGTCTTTTAGCGTCAGGCCAAGCCGTAAGGCATCAGCCAAGGGCACTTCCAAATAACCGTGCCCAGCATCAATGTGATAGGTGTATTTTTTCATTCCTCACTCCTCTTTTAAACCATCCTTGCGCCGCTTTGCAGGGGCGCAAAAAAAGTTCAAACGAACTTAATGCACACTTAGATTGTAGACGTCCGGCCTATCTCTTCACCATTGATTATGGATAGTGAAAGCTAAAAGATTTTAACTCCTAAGTGTGCACTATTCTTTACGCAGCGAACTGCGCCATCACGGCATTAACGTCTTGGTTCTCTTCAGACGCAGCAGCCTCAGCAGCCTTAGCTGCTTCAGCATTGCGGTAGGCAGTACGCGCAGCCAAAAGCTCCCGCATGATATCCTCGAACTGCTCAAGCTCTGCGTCATCAAGGCCATCCTTGAACACGTCACCCTGAACCGCGTTGCCCTTGTCGTCCTTCTTTGTGGACCACTTGCCGACAACCTGTTCAGCCAGCCGCTGGGCTTTGGACTTGCCGCCCTCACCTTTGACCAGCTTCGCCAGCTTGTTCTCGCTGTCGATATTGTGGGTCTCAAAGAACTCGCCAACCATGGTGGCAGTGGCGTTAGCCATGCCGCCGATCTCAAAGTGCCGTATCGCACCGACTGAGTTCTCCATGTAACGCTTGATTGTGGCCTCTTTCAGACCAGCAACAGCGAGGGCTTCCCGCACTTGTTTGGACGCAGCGCGGGGCAGGTTGCCCTTGACCAACTTGACAGGGGCAAGCGCGGCAATAAGCTCGCAATAGGCCCCGATCTTGTGACCGTTGGCAACCTCGTTGTTTGCCTTGTTGTCGGCCTTCAGAGAGCCGATCTGTTGCTCCGCTTTGCCGATCAGGTTCACGGTTGCGTCTTGAATTTGAAATGCTGATTTTGTCATCTGTATCTTCCTTCTAGGCTGACAATGTTATGGGCGATTTTACCCTCAATCCCCCGCATGATCACGGGGGATGTAGTGTAAAACCTTATGCTGCGTTGGTTCCTATTATGTGACCAAGCACCATGACCTTCTGCATCATGGCGCTGACGTGAAAGATGTTCTCAGGATCAAATGTTTCCATGAAATCCTCATGCAGGAACTCATCACATTTCAAGCTGAAACATCTGCCATCTGGCATAGCCAGATAGTAATGCCAGTCGTAGACTTTGTTTGATGCTTTGATTGTCAAGCAGTGCTCACCCATATCACCATTCATGGTGATGGTCATGCTGATGCCCAGCTTGTTCACGCCAAGCAGTTTTGCAGTAATTGAGGCCATGGTAGTTTCTCCCTTCAAGAGGTTGGATAGATTTGATGATCAGCCAAATCGGCTGCGGTGAATTGCTCAAGCATTTGATTTTCCTTGAGCATGTCGATCACGTCATCCCACGACATGTAGGCCAAGCAAGCTTGCAGCATTTGCCGCTCGCTGAACGTGTAGGTGGCAGCATTGGGATCGACTAGGCTCATCGCCAGATCTCTGGGTGTATTCATGGTTTCCCCTTTCATCCAAGGTGGTAAGCAGCGGCAAGTATCGCTGCGTTGATGGCTGCAACCAAGGCAACCTTGTGTATCAAGGGCAGCGTCTCTGCCCAGATGTAAATCGCAATAATAATTTTCAGAAGATGACACCCCCTCACGAAACAGAGTTTTTGATAGCAGCCAGAAAACCAGCCAGTTCAAATGCAGCCTTGACAGCATTGCCATCGGCGGCAGACATGCAGAACGATGCGAAGCAGTCAATCGCGGTGACAGCCGCGTCAGCGTCTTTAATAAAAAATCTGGTCATCCTTAAACCTTTCAAAACTGAACCATCCAAGCACCAGCCCACAGCCGGTGCTTACAAAGTTTAGTTCACATTGTGGGCTTCAAAGCGTCACTACTACTGCAAGCTGGTGTTCTCTACATTCAACCGCCTCACTAGCCCGTTTCCCAGTGGCGGCACTCGCAGCGTTTACGTTAGTCTCTGAAATACTCCCACACGTTTCAGGGTTCACTTTACTTTGAAGATCCTCGTATTGAGCGTGTCATCTGATCGAAACCCTAGCGACCTCGCGGTCAGGAATGCCAAACTGGAGCGATTGCCATGGGCCTTGCGGCGTTGTCCGTCGAGGGCTGTGAGCGCTGGGCTCGTTGCCCCCCCGACTTCGATTACCCTTATGACAGCTAAAGGCTCCCTTGTCTACCCCTAATGTTGATTAAAGTTACCTTAGCACTAAAAGCCTTTAAAAGTAGGGGTTTGGCTGGTATAAAAAGTGCAATAGAACTTTTGCAGCGGGGATCCAGATGGACAAGCAGCACGTCAAATCAGGGGTGATTCGCGGGGTGATTCGTTGGGGCAGGGATGCAAGCTGCTAGTGGGGTGTAATAATACCACCCACTGAAAACATTGAGAAAAAAGGGCATGAGATGAAAAAAACACCGACAAGCAGCACGTCAAAAGGCAAGCCAAAGCTCACGGTTGTAGCTGCCAGTGAACCAAAGAAAACCCGCAAGCGATCTCCTGCCGCTGGAGTAAGTCAACTGACAGACAAGCAGGAAGCTTTCTGCATGGCGGTGATGAGTGGCAGCAGCTTCTCAGAGGCCTACAGAGCCGCGTATGATGCGGAGAACATGGCAGACGCTACAGTGCATCGTGAGGCTTACAGACTGGCAGCAGAGAACCCCAAGGTCTCAACT